GGGGTCGTCTCCGCCCCGTTAAATCAACCCTAACACATGGTTGCACGATGCGCAACCATCACCCCCGCTGTTCACATTGCGCAATGGGACGCCCGGCCTTCGATACCGTTTCAAGCTGGCCCCAACGAAAACCAGCCACGGCTCCCCCCTTGCGGATGATGGGCCGACCGGACGCTGGGGGCAGGGTAGCCCCCCTCAGCTCCTGACCAGAGTCATCCCCCCGCCAGTAGGGGAGGCAGGCTCCAGGCCCAGGGTCTGCAGGATCCTCCCCCGGAGCTGGGCGATTCGCGCGGCCAGCACCCCGCCAGCGGTGGAGTCAGCACGGCCGCCGGACTCGAACTTCACCTGTAGGAGGCTGGTGTCCCACTCCAGAACATCAGCCTTGCGCTTGATGTCGTCCCGGGTGAGCGTGGTTCCCGGCATTGGCCCCTGGTAGCTCTGCACATTGCCCAGGTGTGCCGTGCCATCGCTCACCTGATCCGCCCAGGTCAGCTCCAGCTCTTCCGCCTCATCGATCCAGGCCTGCACCTTCCGCACCGTGGCGGGGCTGGTGTCGGCCGCCCGGTTCATCGCCACGGTGAGCTGGATCAGGTTGTGATTCGCGATCGGCCAGCCCAGGTAGCCCCGGATCAGTTCGCGGTCCTCAACGTCGCTGTCGTCGTTGGGTCGCCATAGGGCGTTGAGCTCGGGGACCGGGGATAGAAGAGGCATCGGTGGGGTGGGGCTGGTGGAGGTTGCCGGGAGGGTCAGGAGCGCTTGCGGCGAGGTTTGCGGCGGGGCTTGGGCGCCGCTCCCTTCGCCGCCGGCAACAGCAACGGCCCACGGGGCTTGGCCGGAGCCCCCGCTTTCGCCTTGCCGCCCTTGGCACCCTTGGCGGGTTTCGGCTTCGGGAGCTGAGCAAGCAGGCTGTCGCGCATCTGGGTCAGCCGGGCCAGATCCTTGGCGCGGCCGCCTGCATCTGGGTGGGCCCGCTTGGCGAGCTTGCGATAGGCCTGATTGATCTCGTCGCGGCTGGCACCGGGCTGCAGGCCGAACACGTACCGAACACGGTCGTTTTTGTGGATGTCGATCCCACGGAAGACGCCAGGGCCGTCCTTGCGGTTGCGCTCGGACTGCGGCACGCCGATGTTGTTTCTGTAAATCCGCTCCCAGTCGCTGCGGGTGCGTGGTTGGCGACCCATGGCAACGCCATTGGGGCCATTGCCGGTGACGCCGGCTACAAGGGCATACATCATTTCGAAGTCTTTCTTGCTCCTGACACCCCGCTCTCGCGCGTGCTTGCGCACTGCAGACCTCAGCTCAGCCATGCTCATCGTCTCCACTGCCTTGCCGTCCTGGAATCGCTCCCCGGCCACGGTGCCGCGGCGCTGAACCGTGGCCTTGATCCGCCGGGCCTTCTCGGATCTGGTGGGCTTCACGGGAGGCTTCACTGGAGCTGGCGCAGGCTTGCCGGTCTTACCCCGCTTGAATGCCACATCGAGGCGCTTGAGCTTCACCCTGCCGGTCTTCGTCGCTTCGCGCAGCTTGTTCCGAGCCTTGGTCACCGCACCCTTGCGGGCCCCCTTGGATCGCGTGCTTGCCGTGGTGTCAGCCTCAGCTGCAGCGAGCTTGGCCTTGGCCGCCGATACCGCCCGCCGCTGCGGCACGAGACCGCGGCGCTTGGGTGGCGGTGATCCCTTGCGCCTGGCGGGCACCGAGGGCATGGAGGCTGCCGAAGGCTTGGCCGGGCCCACAGCCTTCGCGGCCTTCGCGGTCTTGGCCTTGCCGCCGCCAGAGCGAACCGTCCCACCAGAGGCGAAGCGTCCGCTGTTGTCTCGCTTGTAAGTGCGGGCCATTCACCATGCGCCTGGTATCGCAGTTTTCCGGAAAACTGAGGCATTCGATGCAACCCCCTCCCTATGGCCGCCCGCACCTACAAGCGCGATGCAAACGGTCGCTTTGCCGGGGGAGGTGGCGGTAGCAGTGGCAAGGGTCGCGGCGGAGCGAAGCCAGTCAAAGCGGCCAAGGCGAGCAAGCCGGCCAAGGCGAGCAAGGGCCGCCCCAAGGGCGCCAGCGGCGGTAAGACCGGCGGCAGCGTGAAGCAGAAGAAGGCAGCAGCTGAACAGGCCGCGCGGTCTGCGCAGTTCAAGGGCAAGGCGCCCGTCAGCAAGGCAAAGGCTGCTTACAAGGCGGCAAAGTCGAAGATGCGCGAGATCGCCATGCTTGCAGGTGGCAACCCCAGCGCCAAGGGCGTGAAGGGCCGGACGGATGCCTACGCTCAACGCAAGCGGGAGCAAGCGAAGGCTTATTCCGCCGCGAAGGCACGGGTGAAGCAGCTGGAGAAAACGCGAGGCGCGAAGGGCAGGAAGAAGCGCTGATCACCCCGCCAGGCGAGAAAGCCACAGCCTGCCAGTGCCGCTGATCGTGGTGCTCAGCAGGCTGGCCACCTTGTGGCTTTCGGACTGCGGCAGGTTCAGGGCCGCATCGCGCAGCACCTGCCTGGTGGCGTCCTCATCGCGGGCGGAAACGCAGGCATGGGCCATCAAGTAGGAGACCAGGCTTTCAGGCAAACGATTGTCGTTGCTCATGCGCAAGCTAGAATAACGGCTTAGGCCAGCTTTCCAAGCCTGATGACCGCAACACCAACCGCTCCAACCACGCCTCTTGTCGGCGCCGAACTCCTTGCGAAGATCACGGAGATCGGACAAGCGCCGAAGGATCACGTCGTGATCGCCTGCGGCTACGTCCGTAAGGACGGCAGGCCGGCGTACGCCGCCTTCTACGAGGCACACATGGCCGCCCATGGCCTCACGCTGCAACCACCCACCAAGCCCGCGAAAGCCGGCAAGCCGCTGAGCTTTCGCGCCAAGGTCACCAAGGCCGGCATGGTGCCGATCGGTGCGGCCTACTGCGGCCTGATCGGTGCTGGCGAGGGCAACACCATCACCATTGAGCACATTGGCGACTCGTTGGTGTTGCGCAAGGAGGTGGCGGCCCCGGTGAGCTGCCCCGCTCCTGCCGCTCCTGTGCCCGCCGCTCCGGCATCGGTGGATCCTGACGATGAGTCCGACGACGAAGAGGAGCTGGAGACCACCGCGCCGTTCTGATCAGCACATCGGCCGGGGGCTGCGGCCCCTGGTCTTGAATCCACTTCGCCACGCATCGCCATGTCACCAAAGCCGTTTCACGTCATCCACATCACATCGGAGAGCGCAAAGATCCAACGAAATCCAGAATACAAAGAAAACCTCTATGAACTTTTAGATTCTGGTGTAGAGTGCCCGTTGATAATCAGAAACTCGCCTATTGATCAAAAATTTCTCGATCAACTACTTTCCCTTAAGCAAAGCCCTAAGTTCTGGAAGGCAAACTGGGAGGAGGGCTCTCCTGTCTACGCATATCTTAAGGACGGATGGAATCGCTTCACTGGGCGCGATACGTCTTGCAAGCAAAACTGTGTCTACCTAGCAATAGACCCCATAGTCGATATTCTCCTTAAGCTTCACTACGGCAACGAGTTATGGATGGCTGAAGCCGAACTCAGAAAAGAAGCAAAACTAGCAAACGAGGCAACCACTGAACTCGAAACAGCAAAAACCCGCATCGCAGAGCTCGAAGCCGATCTAGCGGCAGCGCTGCGAAGCCTGAGGATGCTGGGGCAGGGCGATGATCACTCAAACAACGGCACCGATTCCCCTAGCGACTGAGTCCGCCCCGGGAACAGGCGCCGTTCTGATGCGGTAGGGGTGCGCAAGGCCCGCGCCAGCTCCATTCTGGCCTTCACTATGTCCGGCCCGCGTTCCTGCAGCTTCAGGATCTTGGCGTCCATCGCGTCGATGAGATCGGGATCCCTGAGTCGGTCGCGTTGGCGCTGCAGGCCATCAAGCCGCGCCTTGTGCTGGCCTTCGGCGTAGGCCTCAACGCCCCGCTCGTGCTCTGCCTGCCAGCGTTCGGAGTCGAGCAGCACGCCGCGCAGGGCTTTGTCGCGCTCTTGCACCGCTTCGTCGGCAGCGGGCACCACCACGCACCGGCAGCGAGGATGCCAGGGCACCGGAACCCGATCAATCGGGTAGATCCTGCCGTTCCGGCTGGCGCACGTCGGGCAGACCCGTTCATCGTTGCTCGCCAGGACCCGGGCATAGCTGTAGCCCTGTTCGCGGGAGCGCATCAGGGTGCCTTGGGTGTAGGCATTGGCCAGCTCCGACCGGGCGATGATCGCGGCCCGTTGCTCCAGCCCCAGCCGCTGGGTGATGCCGTTCGGATCCTTGGCGCCGCGCAGGGCCCGCCTGATCTGGGTTTCCAGCCGGCTGGCCCCCCATCCCCGCGTTGCACCCTCACCCACGATGTTCACCAGGGCATCGCGGAATCGGGCTGTTTCGCCCTGGATCAGGGCCGAGGTCGTCAGCGCCGCGGCGCGGATCGCGAAGGGGTCGGCGCCGGTGAAGGGAACATCCTCCTCGGGGCGTCGCACCATGGCCACCAGCTGGGCGCCAAGGTTCCCGCCAAGGCGGGCGGCTTCCTTCAGATCCTGCTCATAGCGGGCGGCCCACTGCTGCAGCTCGGCCTCCCCGAAGAAGCCTTGAGCGTCCTGGAGGATCGCTCGAAACTTCGCGGTGGTCTCCGCTGCTGAGTAGGCCCCGGGCCGCCGGATGGCATTGCGGTTGGGGTCGTAACCCTGGGGGCCGAGCGCGTCAATGTATTGGCTGTAGTGGCGCCGCAGGTCAAATAAAACCCGTTGCATCGACCGGCGGATCAATGCAACGGTGTTTTTTGTGGCGCGTTTCTCCAGCTCATCCAGGGCCTTGGCGAAGTCATCGACGACGCCAACGATTCGCCTCGGCTCTGGCAGCTGGGGGTCAGCCATTCAGATCAAGACTCGAAATCGAGTTCGGTCCCGTCCTCATCATCGCCTTCATCGCCTTCATCGCCTTCGGGATCCACATCTTCATTAACGGCGATGCTGAGGTGCAGGTCGTGCTTGATTTTGTCGAGCACGTAGACGACCTCAGGCAGGCTGGCGCCAGCTTTGTTGTCTTCAAACTCGGCAGTGACTTCCGCGAGGATCGCGGCTTCCAGGGTTTCGAGGCTCATGGATGGAGTGAGCGGACGGCTTAGCTTTCCGGAGGGAGGCCTCCATCTGCATTCACGTCCGGCATGTCAGCCGGCGGCGGCTCCTCGTCCTGGATCCGCTGCAGCTCGTCCTCCGCCGTGGTGTTTAGGCGCAGGCGGCCACGGCGCATCAGCTCCTCAATCGCCGACTGCCTGCTCAGCAGGGTGGCCCCGCCGGTCAGCTTCTGGATTTCGTCGGTGTCGGCTGCCGTCATCGGTGGCTCGAACAGCGTCGCGCTCATCTGAATGCCAGCATCAGGCGACAAGGTTTCGCCGGTGAACATGCACCAGAGCTTCATCAGGCTCTGCACCATCGACGCCTTCTGCTGAGCCACGCTTTCCACCGTGGCTTCGGTCTGAGCCCCCTCCAGACCGGCCTGTGTGGCTGTTTTGGTGGCGCCAGGGTCGCCATAGAGGAAGCCAAGGGTTTGGCGGCTGATCAGCTTCTCCACCTCAGCGATCTGCGCGCGTTGCTCAGCCAGGCTGCTGGCCGATGGCTCGGCGAAATTAAAGGATCCGCCGGGTTGAAGCTCCACGACGCTGTTGGGCCCCAGCACCAGCTGACGCGGCGGCTCGCCAGGGGCGGGCGGTGTCAGGCCCATGGCCACCGGCACCGGCATCGCGCACTTGTGGGTCTTCTCCCGAAGGTCTGAACGCTGCTGAAAGTGCTCGATGGAGTGCTCCACAACCTGGCGCAGCAGCATGGCGCCATTGCCGAACAGGTCTCCATCTGGCGAGTACCAGATGACTGGCGCTACAGCCAGCGGCTCACCGCCGGGGCCGAGATAGGAGCCCTGGTCATCGGGATCTGGGACGGCTTCCAGGTTGCTGCCAACTCGCTTGATTTCGTAGACCTGCCAGCCCTCGCGAGTGATCACGCGATACCGAGGCTCGGTCTTCACACCGAAAGGGGGATCCCTGACTTCCTTGAGTTCCAGGATCGTCACCTGATCCAAGGTCTCAACCCCGTTCACGATCGTGGTAAACCAGTTCAACACCCTGGCCCGTTCGCGCAGGATCAGGTAGGGCCTGATACC